TGTTTGGATAAGTATCTTCTCTTGTTCTGAACTCATGTCTTTCACTTTTTGTTTAGACCTTTCAATGTCTTTTTCAATCTGTTTAAGTTTGTTATCGGTTTTAGCCTTTTCTATTCTGTGAAAGATTCTATCAATAAAACCCTCATCTACTCCTTTGGAAGATAAGACCTCTCTTAATTTAGTTGCTTTGATGGTTTTCATATAATATCCCTTTGTTATATTCTATAAATATGTAAAAACCCAACAAATATGTCGGGTTCTTATACTACTATTATTTTCTTGGTGTTTTTGACTTGATTTTTCTCATTTCTTTATCATGTGCCTTTTTTTCTTCTTGTTTGAATTCTATTATCTTACCGATATAGAAGTTTCTCGCCCAAACAGGCATATTGTAGACATCGGTGTGACTAAACCCACCATTTCCATGATATATGAGGTCAAAAATTTGAGAATGTAAATGCTTTCTATAATCACTCGGAAGGCCAAAAAAACCCGACATCCATAGGCAGTTGCATTTCTCTCTCTTCCCCGGTCTCCTCAGATACAAATTCAAATGTTAAATCAATATCGGGAACACTTTGGTTGATATACGCTCTGAGTGCCTTTGAATCTACTGCGAATAATTCATTGTCCACGAAATGATTGATGTCTTTTTGGTCATCTGACCCATCTACTGAAAGAATCATATTTTTCATTCTTGTAGTTAACTCTCTTGAAGTCATATCTTTTAATTTACGATTTGCCTTCTTAATTGCTTCTACTTGATGTTTAACTTTTCTTTCTTTAGATTCGGTCATCGCCATAAAGGTAACCTTTCTCTTTGAGGTTGGTAAAGTGAATTCGAACTCATTTTTATGTGGTTCTACTTGATTTTCACCCTCATAATCCTTATTTTGGAATTGAGTAAGGTCGATGTTTTCTTTTTGCTTTGTACCTGGCATAGTTGGGTCGTCAATTTCAACCTTATACTCTTTACCATACCCAAGTACTCTTGCAGCAATCATAATTGCGTTTTTATCACCTGTAACTAAATCTATGTATTTAATTGTTTCACCATCACCATTACCAACGATTAATGACTGAAATAATCTGTCTAAAACAGTTCCGTCTTTAATATATGATTGTGTGGTTAGGATATCTTCCTCTTTTGCGGTCATATACTTCATTTCAACCTTTCCACTTGATAGTGGGTTGTCTTTTGGGTATATAAGTCCTTTTGAGGGTAAATCTATAACTTCCGTAGGGAACTTATAGTCACGAACTTCTCTTTGTTCGTGGTCTTTGATAGCTTTTTGTACCATATCCTTGTCGGAAACTGGGTACTCATCTTCTAATCGTTCTTTTGCCATAATAAAACTCGTTTTATATCTTTTTTTGTTGTACTGTACTATAATATATATGTAACTGGACTATTATTAATACAAAAAGTCTCAAAATTGTTTTAATAATGAGACTTTAAGATTTTAAAATAGATTTTGGATTATCCCCAAGTATAACTACCTTCGGTTCCTGTTAGTGTAGTTACACCACATTCAAATCCATCTGGTAAATCACCATCATAGGTAATTTTTTCTCTTCCACCATAATCGAAGCCATTAATTGGGAGTCCCCAATCTTCATTTGCTTCTTTGATTGTAAAATGTGTTGCAGCTTCTTCACCATTGTCCTTGTCTTCCCAAGTACAATATGAATCATCACCAATCCACTCGACAATATTGTCTTCAATTCTTTTAACTATTAATTTTGCCATATCTTCTCTCCTTTTTGGTTAACCTTTAATAAATATGTAAATTAAATTAAAAAACCCACCTTATGGGGTGGGTTTCTTGTTTCAATTTTTATTACAATCCGTATTTAGTATTGTAGTATTGCGTAATCGTAAGTAAGTGTCATTTCTACTGTTGCTAAATCTTCTCCTGCATAATCCATGTCTGAGAAATTAGCTGATTGAATGTATGCACCTTTAAGTGTCCACTCTTCTACTTTATCACCAACAGGACCCAAACTGTTAAATGTGATATCTTTCTTATAGAAATCAGAGTATCCATCTCTACCTGTTACAGATTCATGATGTAGTCTTACCCACTCCATTACTGCTTGTGCAGCGGAAGGTACGACTGGGTCGTATAAAGTGATTGCTAAATCTTGCCACTCAGAACGACCTTTTACATATCTTCTAACATTGATATGGTCGATGGTAACTTTACCATTGTTTATTTCTGGTCTGGCTGCCGTTTTCACCAAGTATGCAGGAATTCCTTCGATGTACATGATGAACCTATTTGACATTTTAGGTTCAAAGTTGGTGAACATTATTTCATTTGGGTCTAATAATTGTGCCATTTAATTCTCCGTTTTCTCTTTCTAATAAATAGTCTTTATTTTATTTTTTATTCAGGGAACGCTGCGCCAGTTGGAAGTACATTGAAATCAAGTACTATAAACTCTGCAGTTTTCGCTGGTTGAATAAAGATTTCTCCTTTTAAGATGTTTCTATCTATAATATCGGGTGTATTGTTTGATTCGTCCATAATAACTCGGAATGCGTAAAGACCTTGTCTTTGTTGTACTGATTCTAAGTAAGGGTTAACTATACTTAGGAATCTGTTTCTTGTTGCTGCCGTATTATTTTCGAACAATAAATACCTTGAAGATGATGCGATGAACTTCTTCAATGCGATTAGTAATCTTCTTACATTAATTCTGTCAAGAGCTGAAGGTCTAGCTTGAAGTGTCTTCTGACCAAATACCGTAGCACCTTGTCCAGGGAATGTAGCGATTGGGTTAATTCTATTTTCGTATAATGTATCTCTCTCGTCATGAGTCAATCTTGACTTAACTTCGATTACATTTGATAAACCACCTCTATTTAAACCTGCGGGTGCGAACCATGGTTCAGCAACTGCGTCATTAAATGCGATAACACCTGGTAATACAACACTTGGTGGTACCCAGACTGGTTTATTTTTGTCTGTATCAAGAATCTTACACCATGGGTGATAAGTTCCGACATAGTTTGAATCGAATGAACTTAGTGAGTTAACTACTGTTGAGATTGAATCTGTGTAAGAACCTGCGTCCATTACGAAGAATGCATCTTGTCTGTCTTCACACATATCTTTTGCAAAAGTAGTTACTGAAGAGTGTAGTCTATTGATTACACCTGGTAATACTAATAGGTTCATATCATATTCATCAGGATTTGACATTGCGCTAATAGCTTTTCTCATTGCGATTGTACCACCTGCGGTTGCTGATGATAAATCCAATCCTTGCATATTACCTGCAACAATGTTTGTTCCTGTTAGTACTGTTCTGTTTGGTGCGAATCCATCGAACCCACCTTGGAATGGTACTAAGAATTTTTTATTGTCTATAAGACCATCGTTTAGTGCAATTGCTGCTCCATTAGAAGTACATTGACTTAATAAGAACTTAGTTCCAACAGTTTCAGAACTTGAGTCTGGAATTGGGTTTAAGTAGTTTAAGTTATCTGTATTTGTAAAGTCGAATGAATAACCTAAGAATGCTCTTTTGTTAAATTCATTTGCAATTGACTGGTCTGTTACATATGTAGGACTTGGTAAATTATGTCCACTATGTATAGGTGACTTAACTGCTGCGAATCCGAAAGGAACAAGACTTGCATCAAGTGCTCCACCATCCATATCACTATTTACTTCTACTCTAATGTTTACAGATGCGTTTGGATAATCCCCATTTGAAGTAACTTTACCATTGTTATCAACAGTAATATACTTGTCACCAATAACTCTTTTAATGTAGTTAGGTGAATTAGGGTCTAAGTTAAGTCCACTAAATTCTTCTATAATACTTGGTCTAACATCACTATCTTGAACAGTTTGACCAAATATAGAATTAGCAATTTTAGAAGTATCTACTCTTCGTAGGATAACACTAAATGTTCCGTACTCAGAACCAGGAACTTCATTTGCTGGTTTAATATCTCTAATACCAATTTTAAATTCGTAGTTTGTCGAAGTACCATGTGACAATGTGTGGAATCTAAATAAGTTTTTACTTGTACCTGATACATCTTGTGATATGATGAAAGGTGTTGAAGCTTCTTGGTATGCTTTTGTATAGTCAGTTTTTCTAAATGTATCAACTTCTACATTACAATTAGGGTCAGCTGCGAAAGATGACGATTGGAATGAATTGAAGTTCATATATAGGTAACCAAATTCCGAACCATTTTTAGGAGATGAACCAAGTGTTTTTCCAATGTAGTTTACTGCGCTTGGGTCTAATGATGCGGTTGCTATTGCAAGTACTGCTGACTCTGATAAACCTGTTACTGCACCCGATGCACTCATATAAAGTGCGAAGTTAGATGCCGAAACATCTGGTGTTGGTGAAGCTGCTGAACCACTCAAGTTTGTTACAAGTGACCTATCAAATGAACCTGTTGAGTTTGCAACACCACCGAAAGGTACTTTTGTAGTAGGGTGAATTACTGCTGCTACTGAACCACTAATCTTTAATACTAAAGGTTCAACAGTATAACCACTCTGTCCTAATACTCTTACGATAGTCGCAGTTCCTGCGTCTTCTAAATATGATTGTGCAGTATAAGGTAGGTATGAATCTTCTGTCAAACCACCAAATACTTGTTGAAATTCTTGAAAGGACTCTACCTGTGTTGGTACGAATGCAGGCCCCTTTATACTTTGTCCTATAAGTGCCGCACCTATCTCTCCTATACCTTGTGGTAAGAATGAGAGGTCTTTTTCTCTTGTGAATACACCTGGACTAACAATTCTTTCTGCCATTATTTTCTCCTAAATTAAATCTTTGGGTTTACCTTTATATAAATACTCCAAAAATTTCCAAAACGAATACTTATTTGTTAGGTGTGAAAGTATTTGTAGCCACATCGTAAGTTCCCTCACCATATTTAGCTCTCAACTCCACACTTAATTCTCTTTCCTCGTTGGATAATTCTCTGTAAGATTCCATCAAAGTGTTCTTTTCAAGTTTCATTTCATTGAATTGGGCTTCCATGTTTTGAATACCAATTTCAATCTCACCTAACCTTGATGTAATTGATAGAGTTTTACTTTGAATTTCCGTAATTTTTTTAACTTCTTCTTCCGAAAAACTTTTTATTTCTTTTTCTGCCATAACATATTAATTTTATTTACTACACTTATAAATATGGAAAAATTATTCATTACCACTCTTTTTAGAGATTTTAATGCCAGAAAGACTTGGGTCTTCTGAAAATGAAACTTTTCCAATCGATACTGTTCGTTTAGTATTGTTGTTTAGTCCGACATATTCTGGAACGATATAAGCCTTAGTTACTAAAGATATTGTTGCTTTAGTAATTCTATCTTGACCCATCTCGGACATTGTTTCAAATGAGTAAGAATCACCTTTTATTACAAACTTATATCTTTCACCAAAAGAACGACCTTGGAAAAATACAATTTGCTCTACAACTTTGTTAACTTGTTCCATATAGTCACACCAAACTATCACTTCATATTGTAAATCAACATAATCAGGTCTTTCAACTGACATAAATTCTTTCTTTGGATTTTCTCCTGTCAGTATTGCAAATTGGTCGTACTTATTAAGTTTATTGTACTTTCTTTCAAAGAACTGATGTGTATCTTCGTTTTGTGCAACTTTTAATTTTGCTAAATCGGTGTTTACTGATAGATTATCTCTTTTAAAAACAATAACGGGAGTTAACATCATTCCGTTTTCGTCTCTCATAAACCCATCTCGTTGTGCACTTGCCCACTTTTCAGGTGATGCATACATTACAGGAACAGGATAAAATCTTCCATCATCCTCAACAGTTGGTCTTACATCCTTTTCTAAAAAGTTTTTAAATGCAGAATCGATATCGTAAATACCAACACTTACATTTTTTACATTATCCTTATCCCTTCTATACTGCTTTGCTTTATTTAATATAGGGTCAGGTGATGTAGAAGATTGTGTTTGTATAATCTGAGGTTTCGAGTTGTCTGTATTTCTGTATTTAGTTGCCATCGTTTATAGTCCCATTGGTACTTCGTTATCATTTTGGTTTGAATTACCGAATCTTGTTTCTACTAATTTAATACTTGTTTGTCTTGTAACATGACTATCACATATAATAGATACATTTAAACCTTGAGCATCACCACCATCCCAATACTGAGGATTCTTTCCTGCAAAGTATTGATATGAGTATGATGCGTCTATTAGATGATATTCATTATTCCATTGTACAATATCACCAACTGCAGGTACTAAATCTTTTTCTTTTAATGTATCTCTTAAAAACTTAAACTGAACTTCACGAGAATATGATTGTCCAAACTCATCAGATATTTGTGCTGCTTGATTTCTTTCTACTAAACATGGTATTTTTATTGGATTGTGAAATACTTTATTGTCACCCTCACCATATAAATTAGATTTGGTTTCAGTAATCGCAACCATATAGTAATACACTTCTGTATCAATTATATCATTAATGAGTTCTTTGTTCAATTTATTAAACAAACTCATATCTCTTTGTCCACCGAACAATGCCATAAATTACCCTATAAAAATTGGTCTTGGTACTCTGTTTAAAGTTTCCTCTAAGTATTCAGACTCTTCTTTTTTTGCTTCCATTAATGCTCTACGAGAAGTTGATTCTAACATTTCTTTCAAGTCAGTTAACAAAGTTTCTTTTTCAGCCGAAGCTTCATTTCTTAAATCAGACCCATCAAGTGTTACATCTGCACCTGGTATAGGAATAGAACTAAATTTAGCTCTGATAGCACCTAACATTTCTTTTGCTAATGCCAATGCGTATCGTGCAATCCATTGTTTACCTGCACTATTGATATTAGTATATGTTAATCTTCCAAATGGTGCGTTTGATAAATCACTTACAACATTTGAATTTGCAATTGGTGATTTACTTTCACTTTCTAATGTATAATCGAAATATACTTTTGCACCTGTATCTTTTCCTTGAGGGAATGGATATAATCTAATTCGTTGTCCATCTATATGGAATCCATATGATGATTTTCTAATATAATCATTAAATTCAATTGCTTGTAATCTTAATAAGTCATCAAACATTGGTTGCATCATGAATGAAACACCTGGCGAGTAATTACCCCATCCAAAAGTTTCTAACATTTGCTGAGAACCTAATCCTGTTCCGATGAATGGGTCAAAGTATCTTATGATTGCTGGTGGTTGTGTATGGAATACTCGTCTAAGTACGATACCATCATTTACTGAACCATTTTCTAAGTTCACCACATTTGCATCAGATAAATCATAAATTTGTTTACCTGCCACCATTTCAAAAGAACCTGTATATACTGTTACTCGTCCACCACTTAATGCTTCAGTACCATAATCTTTTGCTATACTAACCATACCATTTAGATTTGGTGCAATCTCAGTATCAGACAAATCAGTACCTAAAGCAGTACCTTGTATTGACAACATATTTTCTTTTGCTCTGTATTGATTTACTTGTGAAGAGTATTCGTTAGCTGCTTCTTCAAGACAAGTAAAAAAGTTTATATCTTGCAACTCGACATCTACGATTGGGTATCCCAATCTCTTCGCACACCATTCTGCTACTTTCGGAGCGTCATTCTGAAATTGAGTATCAGAATCAAAGAATCCGAAAGGAGTTGATGAACCACTTGAAAATGAACCTGAACCAGGCCATATTGGAATGTTTACTGCCATTTAATTCTCCTCTATGTATATAAATATGGAAATAATTAGCTTTCCCTATTTTCCATGAACGAAACTACAATATAACGAGTACCTTTAGTGGTTGCACGCGCTCCATGCTTATGAGTTATATTGCCAGGATGTAATGTTGCGTAACCAATTGGATTTTTTACTAACTTCTTTTGTCTTCTGAACCAAGTACCACCACCTTCGTATTCATCTAAATCTGATAGTTGTACTAAACAAGTAATATCTGCCCTATCGTGATGTATTCCCAAGTGTCCTTGTGCAGTTGGTATATATTTTGCTAAAAAGTTTTCGGAACTCATACTATCCCATCCTTTACCTTCTAACGCCCATAAATATACTGCAACTTGCATAACATAGTCTTTCAATACATCATTATATATCTCGTCCATTCCAATTTCTGTTATCAACATATCAGTTGTTGGGTAATTTTCATGTCGGTCAAAAGTCCATCTATTAGAATGTTCGGCTTCTTCTCTAATCATTTTACAAAATTCTTCAGTAAATAAAGGAAATTGAAAACAACTATCAAATGGTTCGTCTACTATCAAATCCCATTCCTTTGTACGAGCTGAATATGATATGAATTTTTTTGTCCACTCATCTTTGTTGTCCCAATATGTGTATAGTTCTGGATGAAGTTTTTCAAATCCAAAATCTTCTGGCGGAGTAAATCCTCTTGCCTCATCTGGTAACTTATCATTCACCAAATTATACCACTCTACATATCTGTCACTCCAATTTTGTTTTCTTGCAAATTGTTCAGCACTATCTAACAACTTCTTGTGTTCTTTTACTTGTTGACTTGAAAAAGCAAATGCTGCGATAAATGTATATCGCATAAGGCCTGTATTTTTATTTTCCCATTTGTAGTTATCAGGGGAACTATCATCAAATGGAGTTTCACCTGACTCATGAGTATGTGAACTTATTAATGTACTTTTATTATCGAGTAAGTGTTTTAAATTACCTGTATCAGATGATAGAAGTTTAACTCGACCCATCATCATTTCAAGAGCAGTTATACAATATGTTTCAGGATACTGAGATGGGTAAATCCACCACTCAGAAGATTTAATTTGTTTGTATAACTCAGATGGATTTAGTGAACCTAAATAATGTACATCAAAGTCTCTTTCATAAGTTGGGTAATCTTTTTTTATTCGTTCTAAAGTGTCCCAATCATTAGTATAAGGTGGTGATGCAACCCACAAAGTTAAATTAGGATTAATGTTTTTTAAATCATCCCAAATATTTAACAGATTCCACAATCCTCTATCAGGTCCAGATGTGTAAATTACTTTGTCTTTAAATTTTTCTTGTTGGATGGAATCAAAGTCGGATGGGTTTATAGCATTTCCTATAACTTTAACCTTTTCAGAGTTTAAATTATATTTTTTCACTAATTGACCCTTTTGCCACTCTGATACTGCGATTATATTTGTTAATTTAGGATGGTTTAGATAATCTACTCCATCATTTGGAAGAGTCTCACCATTATACCATGAATAGAACTCTAAATTATGTATCCAAAAGTAAGAACTATCGAATGTGATATTTTTATCTTCTAAAACTTTAAAGTAATGAATGTAATTTGATGCAATAACAACATCAAAGTGTTGATTGTTATCAATATTGTCATAATCAATAAATTTTAGATTATTTGTTTGACTATTTGAAACTTCACCTGTAATTATTACCTCGTGACCTTTCTTTTCAAACTCTTTAGCTAAGTTAATGACGCAATATTCAGAACCACCCATACCTTTTTGTTTTAGTATGGTGTCATTAATTGGTTCGTTTTGATATCCTACTGTAAATAAAACTCTCATATCTATTCTACTATATAATTAACAAATTCTTCGTTTTTACCATATCTGTCATAATCTCTATAACTGATATCTTTTATTGAATGGTTTTTTTCATAATCCCACATCCAATCTTCTTTTCCTAATTCCTCAAATCTATCCTTTATTTGAGTATCATAATAATCTCTAATTAACCTTGCTCTTCGGTTAATATCAACTCTATTGTTGTCAACAGTAGAGTCTCCATTATTATATTGTACATATAACATTTTTTTAAGATGAATAAATTTAGTTTCTAAAAATGTTTTAATAATTAATTCTAAATCATCTGCGACTGAAATATTTCTATTGTGTCCTCTGATTTTATGATACACATCTCGATTCCAAACTCTACAATGGTTTGGCATCCCAATATTAAATCTAATTGTTTTTGGATTTATTTCAGGATAATGATGTACTAACCACTCTTTATCATCAATCTCTTGCCAAGTATGACCTGCGTAACCCCATACAAATCCATTCTCAGAATGACCATACCAATCATCACCTATGTAACCATATATTCTCGGTGAATTATCCTTTTCAACTTCAGTTACATCTGTATAAATAAATCCAGCATCTGTATGTTTCTTACTTGCATCAAGAACATCTTCTAAACAAGTTGATATTAACCAATCATCGTGGTCTAATTCAAATAACCACTCACCATTACATAACATTGCCGCTCTATGTTTAGCCTCACCAACATTTCCACCTGATATTGGTGATATTCTATATGGTTTTACCCTATAATCTAATTTAGCTATATGATTTATCATTTGCCAAGTTAAATGATGGTCTTCTGGTGAATCATCTACCACAACCCACTCCCAATTCTGATATGTTTGTTCTAATAGAGATTTGTATGTTCTAAATATTCTATTTTCAGTTTTATATGTTGGAGTGAATACTGATAATAGTGGTGAATCTTCATTACTATAAACTCTATTTGATTCACATGACCAAAAAGTTGACTGACAAACTACATCATTCGCTATTACATTATCAGGATAAATTTCTTCTGCATTAACTATCTTAGATTTTACAATATCATCGGTTACATTTTGTAATTCCGATGGAATTTCACCTATTACATAAATAATATCAGCTTTATGTTTGGATAAATGTGATTTCCAATTTTTAGCATCTCTGTATGAATAAATTACAACATTTTCGAATAAATCTTCTTCGTGATAGATGTCGGATGTTAATTCGTATTTACCAAATCGTTTCCAACCATATACTAATGCCGTTGGTAAAGTAGTCTTTTGCATATCTTATCTGTAAGGTTCACCACCAACCCATAAAACAAATGATTTTCGTATACCACTTGTTACGGGAGTTACTCTATGTAAATAAAATGAAGGAAATATAATCGCTGCTCCTTTTTTAGAAGGTGCAGTCAATTCTTTTCCAATATTAAATTGTAAGTCACCACCTTCGTATTCATTTGAATCTGAAAGTTGTACTGTTACTGATATTTTTCTTTGATTTTGTATCTCTATACCACAATCCATATGCCAATCATACCCACCTTCTTGACTTCCATAATATTCAGTATATTGAATTGATTCATTCATAGTAGATAAATCAAACTTCCACATTTTTTGATTTGATTCTACAATCATATTGTGAAGTTTTTCATAAACCCATCCCCATTCTTGATTTTGAGGACACCATTTTACTCTTGATTTTCTATAATCTGATTTTTTTGATGATTCACCTTCACCTGTTGCTGCATCTTCAAATGGAAGGAGTTTGGTCATTTGTTCTATTTGACTTAATTCAGTTGAATCAAACCCATCTGCGAACCAATAATAATCTGTGAAATTTACATCCCATCTATGAGGGTTTCTATCGAATCCAAAATTTGCTCTCATAACTTTTTTAATGTTTGTATATAAATATGAAAAATAATTTAGTAAAAGCTACCACTATGTACAGACCTTATGATATAGACATCATCACCTGAAGACCATCCATTTGGTTTAAATGTTAGTATACCACCTTGAACTTCAAAATATCCTAAACCACTCATCGAAGCCCCTTGAGCACCAATTACACCTTTTACACCTTGAACACCCGTATTACCTTTAACGCCAGTACGACCACCTGAGCCAGTTGCACCTTTATTACCTGCATTACCTTGAGCACCTTGAACACCACCACCACCTGTTGTACCTTTAGAACCTTTATCGCCTGAATTACCTGTTTTACCTTTTAGACCTTGTAAACCTACTGCGCCTGTATTACCTTTATCACCTGCGAGGCCTGTATTCCCTTTAATACCCGTTCTACCGCCAGAGCCAGTTGCACCTTTATTACCTGCATCACCTTGAGCTCCAACTGCACCTTGGTTTCCTGTATTACCTTTAGAACCCTTATCGCCTGCATCACCTTGAGCTCCAACTGCACCTTGTAAGCCCGTTGCACCCGTATTACCTTTATCACCTGCTACGCCTGTATTACCTTTTACACCAGTACGACCACTTGAACCAGTTGCACCTTTATTACCTGCATCACCTTGAGCTCCAACTGCACCTTGATTACCTTGGTTACCTTTTGCACCTTTATTACCTGCGAGGCCGGTATTACCTTTATTTCCTTTAACACCTTGGTTACCAGTATTTCCTTTATTACCTGCATCACCTTGAGGACCTGTTGCACCTTTTACACCTGTTCTACCACCTGAGCCAGTAACACCTTTATTACCTGCAGCACCTTGAGCACCAAGTAGACCTTGATTACCAGTATTTCCTTTAGAACCCTTATCGCCTGAGTTACCTGTTTTACCTTTTAGACCTTGTAAACCTACTGCGCCTGTATTACCTTTGTTTCCGGCAACACCCGTATTACCTTTTACACCTGTTCTACCACCTGAGCCAGTAGCACCTTTATTACCTGCATTACCCTTAGTACCTTTATCACCTTGGTTACCAGTATCTCCTTTAGCACCTTTATCACCTGCGAGGCCTGTATTACCTTTTAGACCTTGTAAACCTACTGCGCCTGTATTACCTTTGTTACCTGCATCGCCAGTATTACCTTTTACACCTGTTCTACCACCTGAGCCAGTAGCACCTTTATTACCTGCATCACCTTGAGCTCCAATTGCACCTTGTAAACCTACTGCGCCAGTATTTCCTTTAGAACCTTTATCGCCTGAATTACCTGTTTTACCTTTTAGACCTTGTAAGCCCGTTGCACCCGTATTACCTTTATTACCTGCGAGGCCTGTATTCCCTTTAATACCCGTTCTACCACCTGAGCCAGTAGAACCTTTATTACCTGCGAGGCCTGTATTTCCTTTAACACCTTGGTTACCAGTATTTCCTTTACTACCCTTATTACCTGCGAGGCCGGTATTACCTTTATTTCCCTTTGCACCTTGGTTTCCTGTATTACCTTTAGCACCTGCAACACCCGTATTACCCTTAACGCCTGTTCTACCAGTTGAGCCAGTAGAACCTTTATTACCTGTATTACCTTTGTTACCCTTAGCACCTTGGTCACCTGCCGAGCCAGTATTACCTTTTGCACCTTTATTGCCCGAATTACCTTTTGCACCTTTTAGACCTTGTCGACCTGTGTTTCCTGTTGACCCTTTGTTTCCTGCAGAACCCGTATTACCCTTAACGCCTGTTCTACCACCTGAGCCAGTAGAACCTTTATTACCTTGAGCACCTTGGTTACCCTTAGCACCTTGTAGACCTGTATTTCCTTTAGCACCAGTTTCACCTGCGAGGCCTGTATTTCCCTTTGAACCTTGATTACCAGTATTTCCTTTAGCACCTTTATTACCTGCGAGGCCTGTATTTCCTTTTGAACCTTGTCGACCAACTGAGCCAGTAGCACCTTTATTTCCTGCAAGACCCGTATTACCTTTTGAACCTTGATTACCAGTATTTCCTTTTGAACCTTTTGCACCTGCGAGGCCTGTATTTCCCTTTGAACCTTGATTACCAGTATTTCCTTTAGCACCTTTATTACCTGCGAGGCCTGTATTTCCTTTTGCGCCTGTTCTACCACCTGAGCCAGTAGAACCTTTATTTCCTGCGAGGCCTGTATTTCCTTTTGAACCTTGTCGACCTGTATTACCTGTTGAACCTTTATTACCTGCGAGGCCTGTATTTCCTTTAGCACCTTGTAGACCCGTATTTCCTTTAGCACCTTGGTTACCTGCGAGGCCTGTATTACCCTTTACACCTGTTCTACCAGTTGAGCCAGTAGAACCTTTATTACCTGCGAGGCCTGTATTTCCTTTAGCACCTTGATTACCAGTATTTCCTTTTGAACCTTTTGCACCTGCGAGGCCTGTATTTCCTTTTACACCTTGGTTTCCTGTATTACCTTTTGACCCTTTTGCACCTGCGAGGCCTGTATTTCCTTTTGCGCCTGTTCTACCACCTGAGCCAGTAGAACCTTTATTACCTGCGAGGCCTGTATTTCCTTTAAGTCCTTGTGCTCCTGTTGCACCTTGTGAACCAGTTGCACCTGTATTTCCTTTTACACCTTGTCGACCTGTATTACCTGTTGAACCTTTATTACCTGCATTACCCTTTAAACCTGTTGGACCTTGAGGGCCAGTTGCGAAACCGAGTCCAGCTATACCTGTATTACCCTTTAAACCTGTTGGACCTTGAGGGCCTGTTGCAGCTGATGCACCTGTAGCTCCCTTTGCACCCTGTCCTCCAGAAGAAGCATTTGAACCTGCATCACCTGCAGCTCCTTTTGCACCTTGAGGACCTGTGGAACTATCTGAATCGGAACAATTATTACAAGATGTATAAGCTTGATAATTACCTGAACTGTTTAAACATAGTTGAGTACCATCAGGACTAACTGACCCTTGATTTTCATAACAAGTAGTACCTATTTTTATTACAGTAGAATTAAATTCATCTTGAAATGCAAATTCAAAATAAGCATCATCACTACATCTTGAAAATTCATAGGCGTACTCACATTCCTCTTCCCCGAATCCTTTATCGTTGTGTACTATGAATCTATTAACTAAGAACAAGTCAGATTCTTCAATATCTAATTTTGATACTGGAAACTGACCTAATAAACTTGGATTCTCGGTATTTACTTCTTGAAAACCACCTGTAACTGGCACATATTCAAATGTAGAGTTATCTGATTTTAATTTTACTAAGTAATGGTTACTATATTCGTCTGAACCCCATTCGATTCCATCTAATTGTTCAAAGTAAATATTCCACCCGCTTTGAATAGAAGAAGTGGTTTCGGTCTCTTCATCCCAAACAACTTGTCTATTTTTCTGTGCAACAAGGATATATTCTTGGTCTGTAACTGATAAGGAACCTGATGGTGTTTCTAATGTATATACATTTGCAAACTTTAAGGTATTAGAGTTATTTGCAATAGACCAAACAACTTCTTCATTTTCATTTAATTGAATATATGAAAAATCATTGAAACTACCCGTCCATGTAGTTGGTATATCATTTTGAAATGTATATCCACTCCCACTAAGACTAATACCTACAATAGTTGACCCTGAATTTATATTTTTTAATTCAGAAGTAGACCCTTGTAGATTTACTAAAGTATGTTGTGTATTTAAAAATCCAACTGCCATTGTAACCTTATTTTAGTTTATGAAGAACCACTTGTATACATTAATACAACAAATTTTGTACTTCCACTCTGAAATGTTAATAATCCATCAGTTGCCGAGTATGCAAATCCACCACTTGGACCTACTTCAGCGCCACCAATTAATGTTCCAATTCCACTTGCACCTTTCTGACCTTGTCCACCTTGAAGACCTTGAGCGCCTTGAGAACCTTTTGGTCCTTGAGCACCTTGAGCCCCCGTAGGACTTGCACCTTGAGCACCTTGAGGACCTTGAGCACCTTGAGCACCTTGGTCACCTTGAGGACTTGCACCTTGAGCACCTTGGTCACCTTGAGGACCTTGAGCACCTTGTGCACCAGTTGGACTGGCACCTTGTGCACCTTGAGAACCTTTTGGTCCTTGAGCACCTTGAGCCCCCGTAGGACTTGCACCTTGAGCACCTTGGTCACCTTGAGGACCTTGTGCACCTGTATCACCTTTTGGACTTGCACCTTGAGCACCTTGGTCACC